GCCAGTGCCAGGAAGACATCGCCGCGGGCGCCTCGAGGGTCGGCGGCAAGGGCTACGTCCTGCTGAACATGACGCCGATCTGGACGGCCTCATCGTAAGGTGACATCATGACCAAACTCCTCCACAAATACCTGTCACTCGCCATCGGCGACCCCGGCCCCGCCCGGCGCGCGGAGATCGTCAACACGATCCCCCGCGAGCTCGGCGCATGGTACGACGGCAAGATCGAACCCGTCCGCGAACTGCTGCTCTCGACCTCGATCGAGTCCACGAACCTGGTCCAGACAGAGATCGCCGCGACCGTCGTCGAGGGCGCCGAGCCGTACAAGATCATGCGGCAGGCGCTGAACGTGCTGCCGATGAGCACGGGCACGCTCGACATCCCCGTCGGCGAGGTCGGGTCGTATGCCCGCGAGGTCGCCGAGGGCGCCGAAGTCCCGATCTCGACGCAGGACTATTCGAAGGTCACCTTCACGGCCAAGAAGATCGCCGAGCGGCCCGTCATCACGGAAGAGGCGATCGCGGACGCGAACTATCCGGTGATCGAGCTCGAACTGCGGAAGGCCGGCGCCAAGCTGGAGAACAAGATCAACCAGATGGCGGTCGTCGAGCTCGTCGACAGATCCTCGGCGAACGAGCACGACACCGCCGGATCGAGCGGGAACCAGGGGATCAAGGCAATCGCCGCCGCGATCGCGAAGGTCGAGGCCGACGGGTTCATGCCCGACCGGATCGTCATGTGCCCCGGCTTCAAGGCCGGCCTGATGGCCGAGTTCGTCCCGACCGGCTACAGCGGCGCGGACACTGTCATGACCGGCAAGCTGCCGAACCTGCTCGGGCTCCAGGCGTTCGTCTCGAACGTCGTCCACACGACCGCCGCCTCGTGGGCGTACGCGCAAAACGACAACCTCGGCGCGGTCGTCTACGACTCGCAGAACTCGACCATGATCGGCATCCGGCAGGACATCACCGTCAAGTCGTACGAGAACATCCCCCGGATGCTCCGCGACACCGTCGTCTCGGCCCGCGTCGCCGTCGGCACGATCCAGGAGAACGCGGGCGCACGCATCAAGTTCTGAGGCGCCGCGCATGGTCATCAGCACCCAGGGCAGCGGGAAATACCTCTCCCGCACATGGGCCGCTGACCGAGCGGACGCCGTCGAGCACCCCGAGGCGTACACCGCCGCGGAACTCGCATGGCTCGAAGTGCCGGCCGGGCTTGTCCCGTCCGAGTACTTCCTCTCCGAGACGACGCCGGTGGACCCGACGGGCGTGCCGACTGAGTACGACATCCGCGACCCGAAGTACCGACCGGAGGTCGGCGCGTGACCTACTGCACCACGGGCGAGCTGAAGAACCTGACCGGCTCGACCCTGACCGACGCGATCCTCACGGCCATCATCGAACAGGGCGACCGGGAGATCGACGCCTACCTCGCGCCGTACGGCGTCGGGGCGGATGCGTCGGCGTGCAAGTCGGCGTCACTCGAGCTCGCAAAGGCCGGGCTGATCGACTACTCGGTCCAGCACGGCGACCGGGCGGACATGCTCACCGCCGGCGACACGACCGAGACGCTCAACGTCGACCAGATGATCCGGCGATACCGCGCCGCCGCGTTCGACCTCCTCGACCGCTACGTGTCCGCCGCGTCGGCGTCCATCTCGAAGTACCACGTCGTGAAGGTGGTGGGGCGGTGACCCTCGCCGGCCTCTTCCGGCGGTGGTGCCTGCGGCAGTGTCTCGCCGACGAGCGCGCCGGGGCCGCGATCACGCCCCTGAACGCCGAGGCCGAATGGCTCAGCGCGAGCCCGGACACCCTCGCGTTTCACTGGCTCCTCAAGCGCCCCCTGCGGGCCGCCGCGCGGGCGATCACGGTCCCCCGCGCCTGGATCGACCGGCTCGACGGAAACGCGAAAGTCCTGCACGAGATCGTGACCGAGACCTATCTCGCGCACGAGAAGCAGGCCCGCCGCCGCTCCCTCCTCCAGCCGGTAATCGAATACGCCCTCTGCCTCGCGGCGTTTGACAACAACTACACCGAGGTCTTCGACGCGGTCCTCGCGGGGATCGTCCGCAACCGGGACCGGTTCGCCTTCGACGTGCACCAGATCAACCCGGACAACTGGTTCCAGGACGGCCGCGGGCGATACGAGATCCAGCAGGCCCCCGAGCCGTTCACCGTGCTCTCGCAGACGGCGACCGACCTGGTCGTCTCGGCCCCGCTCGGCGGCGGGGTGGTGACGACGATCCCCGACGCCACCGGCATCCCGACCTACCTCGCGGTCGACCTGGGCGGCGTCACCACGCCATACCCCGGCATCTATGTCTACCCGATCCGCGCGCAGGGACACGCGGTACTCGACGTAGCGCCCGCCGTTATCGAGGGGGGGGCGGCATGATGGAGGGCCGGCTGATCCACTGGTGCGCGATCGAGACCGGCGAGGCGACCTCCGGCGCGGCCGACGCCTACGGGCAGTACGCGACCGTCGTGACGACCGCGTCCTCGCGCTGCGTCTTCTCGAACGGGCGGGGCGGGAAAGACCTGGAGTCCGGGGCGTTCGTCGCGGACCTGCCGAAGGTCGTCCTGCCGGCGACCGCGACTGTCACCGAGGGCCAGACCCTCGTCGGCATCTCGGCCGGCTGGGCGCGGACCTACGTCGTGCGCGCGGTCCGGACCGTCTGGAACCGGCTGCAGGTCGACCATATCGCCTGTGACCTGGAGGCGGTCTAGGTGCCGCCCGAGACGCCGATCGCGGTCAACCGGCAGCACTATGATCAGATCGTCGCGGACCACGAGCGGATCTGCGCGCTCGCCGGCGACATCGGCGAGATCAAGGACAGCATCAAAGAGGTCGCCAACTCCCTCCGGAAATGCGTCGAGGACCACGAGACGCGCATCCGGAAGATCGAGGCCGAGGCCGCCGACCTCCGGGGGCGATTCGCCGTGATCGTGGCCACGCTCGGGATCGTCGCCGGCTGGATCGGCTCGCTCCTGCCCGGCTGGCTCGGGAGGGTCTGATGGCCGGCGGGATCGTCGTCGAGCTCACGGGCTTCGACGAGCTCGCGCGCCAGCTCACGGGCATCGGCGCGAACGTCCCCACGGAACTCGGCGCGGCCGGGGAGAAGGGGATGCTCGTCCTCGAGGGCGCCATCAAGGAGCGGGCGCCGGTCAAGACCGGCAACCTGCGCGACTCCTACAACACCGAGGTCCGGCAGGTCGGGCTCGGCGTCGAGGTCACGACCGGCACGAACGTCGAGTACGGGCCGGCGATGGAGTACGGCCCCCGGCCGCACGTCCGGCCGGCGCTCGACGCGGTCGGCGACCAGGTGATCGCGACCGTGACCGCCGAGCTCAGGCGGGTGATCGGGGCATGACCCTGATCGACGCGGCCGTCCTGGCGAAGCTCCGGGCGGCGTCGACGATCACCGCGCTCGTCGGCAGCAGCGTCTACCCCGACGCCCTGCCCCCGTCGCCGGCCCTGCCGGCCCTCACCGTCCGGAAGATCAGCGACATCCCCGACCCCGAGGTCGGCGCGGCGCACCGCGCCCGCGTGCAGGTCTCGTGCTGGTCGAACCCGACGCCGGCCAACGGCGTCCGGTCGCCGGCCGAGGTCGAGGGGCTCGCGTCGGCCGTCGGGGCGCTCCTCCATTCGGCCCGGCTCAACAGCTCGCCCACGAGCTGGACGGCCGGGGCCACCACGTATCGCGTATTGAGCACGCGGGCCACGTTCGGCCCGCGCCTGACCGAGGACGGCTCCGGGTACTATCACGTGCCCGTGGACGTCCTGGTCGATTTCACCGAGTGATTCATCATGACTATTGTAGGCAGTGACGTCCCCAAGGGACTCGAAGTCAAGTGGTACGCCGGCGGCGTGGCCACCGAAGAGACCGTGACCGTATCGGCCAGCCAGAAAACGGCCGGGATCGGGCTCACCGGGACGGCCGAGTACGGCTCGGTCGTGGCGACCGTCAACGGCATCTTCACGCCCGTCCTCGAATGGAAGACCACGATCAGCACCTCGCCCGCGTCCGAGACGACCGGCACGGACCTGATCTCGTACACCGGGATCGACGAGGGCGAC